ACCGAAATTCAGTACAGCGCCACGGGGACGACTGATGATGCGGTTTTGCTGGCGGATGTGCCGTATCCGCTGCGCAAATATCAGCAGATGGGTCTCAAAGCGGGGCAGGTTTTCTGGTACCGCGCGCAACTGGTGGACAGGACCGGGAACGAGTCGGGTTACACCGACTGGGTGAGGGGGCAGGCCAGTGTTGATGTGTCTGATATCACTGATGCCGTGCTTGAGCAGATCAAGGATACCGAACTGTTCAAGGATCTGATTGAAAATGCCGTGGAGAGCAGTGAAAAGGTTGCTGAACTGGCAGAGGCGGTAAGTCAAAACGCCGACCAACTGGCGGCGGCTGTGGGTGCGAACCGACAGACGGCAGAGGCCATCATTGGTAATGCCCTGGCCATCGCTGATGTTGTCGTAAGGCAGTCGGCGCAGAACGGCGCAAACTCGGCATCGTTCACTCAGTTGCGGGAGGTGATCGCCACCGAAACACAGGCCCGCGTGACGGACGTGACGCGCCTGGAGGCGAAAACCGACCAGAACGCTGCACAGGTAACGCAGCTCACGCAGGCGCTCTCTGACGAGACGCAGGCCCGCGCCATGGCAATTGATACGCTGACGGCACAGACTGAGGACAATACCGCTGACGTAACCCAGCTTACACAGGCGGTGTCCACCCTCGACAGCGCGACTGCATCCCGGTTCGACGAACTGTCAGGGAAAACGGCTAATGCGTCCGGTGGGGTGCAAAACACGGCTATTGCACTGATTCAGAACACACTGGCGCAGGTGAGCCAGCAGGTAAAACAGAGTGCGCAGTATGGTGCCAACGCGGCTGGCATTAATCGCGTTGACAATGTGATGGCCGATGCAACGAAAGCACTCAGCGAGTCGCTGAAAACGCTGGATGCAAATGCTGGCGGTAATGCCTCAAACGTGACTGATTTTTCAAAAGCGATGGCGGATTTCAGTCAGGTATCAGCGACGAAAATCAACTCACTGAGCGTCACGGTAAACGGCCAGACTGCGGCCATCACCACGAATGCCCAGGCGGTAGCGAATATCAACGGCAACCTGAACGCGATGTACTCGATAAAGGTTGGCGTGGACGTCAACGGCGTGCAGTACGCGGCAGGGATGGGGCTGGGTGTGCAGAACACTCCTTCAGGCATGCAGTCACAGGTTATTTTCCTTGCTGACCGTTTTGCTGTTATGTCTCAGGCTGGTGCGGCAGTATCGCTGCCGTTTGTTATTCAGAACGACCAGACGTTTATTCGTGACACGTTTATCCAGGACGGGACCATCACTAACGCAAAAATTGGGGCGTATATCCAGTCGAATAACTACGTGGCTGGCTCAGCTGGCTGGCGAATTGGTAAAGATGGCTCATCTGAATTCAGCAATGTGACGGTTCGCGGTGCGCTTTACGCCATATCGGGCAATTTCAGCTTTAACGGTGTGAATAAC